GCATCACTTGGTGATTAATATAAAACAAATAATATAAAAATCGTTATCAAAGTATGGAACAAGATATTATAGAACTATTTATAGACGAAGAAAATGATTTTTCTGGTATAGAAGCAATTTCTATAGTAGAATATCCAGCAATAGAAGAAGACTTCATTGCTCTTAAAGAACAAACAGTGCAATTAGCAGAGGTAGATTCTGAGAAAAGAATCTTAATGGGCGCTGCATTAATACCTGACAAAAAGATATTTAGACAAAGTGGAGATAAAGAATACTTTATATACTTCTCTAAAGATACTGTTAGGAAAGCATCTGAGCTGTTTCTAACGAAGGGTAAACAAAACAACTCAACACTAGAACATGATGTAGAGTTAAAAGGATTAAGCGTAGTAGAAAGCTGGATTATAGAAGATGAGAAGAAAGATAAGTCTGCTAAGTACAATCTTAATTTACCTGTGGGAACTTGGATGGTATCTGTCAAGGTAAACAACGACCAGATATGGCAAGAGTTTGTAAAAGAAGGCAAGGTAAAAGGTTTTAGTATTGAGGGGTTTTTTACAGACAAGTTGGATGAAAGACCAAGAGAAAGCGTAAAGGAAGAGATAGACTCTGAAGAGTTTGAAGCATTAGCTAAAATATTTCAACTAGAAGATATTGTGCTTTCACAACTAGATGTAGAGCTAGAAAGCTATAACGACTATCCTAAAGGAGCTAGAAATAATGCAAAGAGAGCGTTAAAGTATAAAGAAGAAAACGGTAGTAGTTGTGGAACACCAGTAGGATGGAGAAGAGCTTCACAATTAGCATCAGGTGCTAGTATTTCTCGTTCAACAATAGCTAGAATGGCAAGCTTTAAGAGACACCAACAAAACAAAGACGTACCGTATTCAGAAGGATGTGGTGGTATTATGTGGGATGCTTGGGGTGGTAGTGCTGGTGTTAACTGGGCTATTAGTAAACTAAAGCAAATAGATAAAAAGAAACTAGCTAAAGATTTTATTCCTGTTAATGATGATTATATAATTATTGATAACAGATTGGCTTTTGCTACTAAAGAGATGGCTGAAGAGAAAGCAGCAGACTTAGGATGTGAAGGTTCTCATGAGCATGAGGTAGAAGGCAAGATATGGTTTATGCCTTGTCAAGAGCATTTATTACAAGAAGACCCTTGTCAAGAAGGATATACTCAGTATGGTATGAAAAAGAAGAATGGAAGATTAGTTCCTAACTGTGTACCTGACAAGAACTAATGCCTAAAAAGATAGTAAGCACATATAGAAAAAACAAGAGAAAGTCTCATCCTCATAGCAAGAATGCTAGTATAGGACAGAAGGGATATAAAAAGAAATATAAAGGACAAGGTAGATGAAAAAAACACCAAGTAGAACAAGTCCAACAGGCAAAAAGAGAGGCTGTTTATGCAAAGACGGAACGTACAGCAGTAAATGCTGTGATGGAAGTTTACAAGCGCAAGGTATCGGAACTTTAACAGGACAAGGCACAACTCCGTAATCTTGAAAATGAAACAGATATTATATTAATCGTTATCAAATTAAATAATTATTTATGAAAGCAACAGAAATTATTAAAAAGTTCAAAGAAGTATTACTTTCTGCTGATGCTGAAGAAGAGACTCCTGTAAAAGAGGAGCTTTCTGCTGAAGTTAAAGAGGAAGTTACTGAAGAGCAGGTAGAACTTGCTCAAGATGAAACAGTAGAAGAGAATTCTACGGAAGAATTGGCTGAAGAAGAGTATGAAGAAGAAATAATTGAAGAAGCTCCAGAAGAAATGTATGCTACAAAAGAAGAATTAAACAAAGTTGTAGCAGAATTTAAAGCTATGTATGAGCAAATTATGGATGGAATGGGTCAGGAGGAAGCTGCTGATGCACCTGAAGAATTAAGCTCAGACAAAGTTGCACTTTCTGAAGAGACTGAAGCAATTTCTCATTCACCTGAAGCAGAAGTAGATTCTAAACCAATGAATTTATATTCTCAAAACCGTCCTATGACGACACAACAAAGAGTATTTAACAAATTATTTAACAATTAATTAATTAATTATGGCAACAACAACAAGTATTACAAGTACTTACGCAGGAGAATTTGCTGGCAAGTATATTGCTGCAGCTCTTCTTTCTTCTTCTACTATCGATAATGGTGGAATTGAAGTAAAACCAAACATTAAATTTAAGGAAGTCATTAAGAAATTAGCTACTGGAGACCTAGTTGCTAACGCTTCTTGTGATTTTGCTGCTACTTCTACTGTTACATTAACAGAAAGAATTATTCAGCCAGAAGAATTCCAAGTAAACTTACAGTTATGTAAGCAAGACTTCATCTCAGATTGGGAAGCAGTTTCTATGGGATATTCTGCATTTGACACATTACCTAAGAATTTCCAAGATTTCTTATTAGCTCATGTTATCGCTAAGGTAGCTGAGAAAACTGAGAACACTATCTGGGGAGGAGCTAACGGTACAGCAGGTGAGTTTGACGGTTTCGTTACTCTAGCTGCTGCAGATTCAGACGTTATTGACGTATCTGCTGCAACTGTAACTGCTGCTAATGTTATCGCACAAATGGGAGCTGTAGTAGATGCTATTCCTTCTACTATTTATGGAAAAGAAGACTTATATCTTTATGTATCTTCTAATGTAGCTAGAGCTTATGTAAGAGCTTTAGGTGGATTCGGAGCTGCTGGATTAGGTGCTGCAGGTACAAACAATCAAGGTACACAATGGTGGAACAATGGAGCTTTAACTTTTGACGGAGTAAAAGTATTCGTTGCACAAGGATTAGCTAACAACAGAATGATGGCTGCTCAAAAATCTAACTTATATTTTGGTACTGGTTTATTATCAGACCACAATGAAGTTAAGGTTATTGACATGGCTGACATTGATGGCTCACAAAACGTAAGAATCGTTATGAGATATACAGCTGGTGTACAATATGGATTAGGTGCAGAAATCGTTCTTTATTCATAATAAACAAATAAGTATTAACAATAAAACAGGGTGGGTGGAAATTCTACCTACCCTTTTTTAGTAAAAACAATTAAATTATGGCTTGTGATATATCAAAAGGCAGATTAGAAGCGTGTAAAGAATCCGTAGGTGGCATTAAAAACTTATACATTGCTAACTATAGCTCTGCTATGTATGCTGGTATGGATGATAGTGCTACAAAACCTCCAACAGATGCTGCATTTAATGGTCAAGTAGACACATTAGCTGCTAAGGTAGATGTTTTCCAGTTTGAAGTAAGAGGAGACAATAATACGTTTGAAGAAACTAATGAGAACTCAAGAGATAACGGAACATCTTTCTGGACACAATCAGGAAGTTTTGTTATTAAGGCTCAGAATGCTGAGACTATGATGCAATTAAAGTTATTATCTTACGGTAGACCTCATATTATTATTGAAGACTACAATGGTAAATTTAGAATGGCAGGAGCGCAAAACGGAGTAGAGGTATCTGTAAATACATCTACTGGTGGTGCAATGGGAGATTTATATGGTTATACAATTTCTTTCGAGGGAAAAGAAGTTCTTCCATCTTTATTTATACTAAACACTTTAGTAGCAGCAGGTAGTTCGTCAGGATTTGACGTACAAACTTCTAATATGAGTAACGAATAATACTTCCTTTATTATTATTCAATTAAAAGGGTAGATTTCGGTCTGCCCTTTTTTATTATAAAACAAAAAATAGTTTTTACGTTATCATATTATGATAGTTATTAATGCAGCAGAGACACAGACATTTAACATAATACCTAGAGATGGTGTTGTAGAATATACTACTCACGATGACGGAACTGTCACTCTTGATGCTAGTAAGCTTACTGTTAAGTTTGTAGAAGAAGAAACCAACAATGGTGCTAGTTTTTTAAATTTACTAAGTACTAAATATCCTAACTATTTAGCTTTGCAAGTAACAGCAACAGTAAATACATTTAGGAAGAACTTTAATTACTTTATGGAGATAAAAAACAATACTACTGGAAAGCTTTTTTATAGAGATAGACTTTTAGTATTAACTGACAATGATGTGCCTTATAACAATACGGCTATTCATTCTATTGATGCAGGTGAATACGAGCCTTTTACTGGTTCTTCTAGTGATAACGAATATATTATACTAAATGATTAATAAAGACAAACATAATTCGATAAGAGTAGTAAGCTTATCTGGCTACGAGATACCAGAGGTAAAAGAAGTTTACAATAAGAAGTGGATTTCTTACGGAGAGAACAATGACTACTTCGACACGCTTATTGAAAGATACTTAGGCTCACCTACTAACAGTAGATGTATCAACGGTATTGTTGATATGGTATACGGTAGAGGACTAGAAGCTACAGATAGCGCAGAGTTTCCTGAAATGTATGCTAAGTTCAAAGTATTGATTAGACCTAAAGATGTAAAGAGAGTATCTAACGATTACAAGATGTTAGGTCAAGCAGCTATGCAAGTAGTATACAACAAGTCTAAAACTAAAATAATAAAGGTACTACACTTTCCTATGGAGTGCTTACGAGCAGAGAAGTGTGATGCAAAAGGAGTTATTAGAGCTTATTACTACCACCCTAAGTGGTCTGAGATAAAGCCAAGCGATACACCTAAAAGAATCCCTACATTTGGGAATGGTGCAAAGAGTGAAAAATCAGAGCTATATATATTCAAGCCTTACAGAAGTGGCTTTTATTATTATGCTCCTGTTGATTATCATGGATGTTTACAGTATTGTTCTTTAGAAGAAGAAGTAAGTAACTATCACATCAGTAACATAAAGCAAGGATTACAGCCTAGCTTACTAATAAACTTTAATAATGGGATTCCTAATGAGGAAACTCAAGAGATTATTGAAAGAAAAATATATGACAAATTTAGTGGCAGTTCTAATGCAGGCAAATTCATACTGGCATTTAACGAATCTATAGAAACTAAAGCAGACCTAGAACCTATACACTTACCAGATGCTCATGCGCAATATCAGTTCTTATCTGATGAGAGCAGAGAGAAGATTATGTTAGGTCATGGTATTGTATCTCCTATTCTTTTGGGGATAAAAGACAATACAGGGTTTGGGAATAACGCAGAAGAGTTAAGAACTGCTTCTATATTGATGGACAATATTGTTATTAGACCGTTTCAAGAAGGTCTTATAGAAGGTATTAATGACATACTTAACTTTAACAAGATATACTTGAACTTATACTTTGTAACTCTACAACCGATTGAGTTTACAGAGCTAGACAACATCTCTACAAGAGTTAAGAGAGAAGAAGAAACAGGAGAGAAATTAAGCTCAGATGAAGTAACAGACTTTGATGACGAACAAGGAGATGACCTTTTGGAGCAACTAGAGGCTCTAGGAGAGCGTATCTCTGACGATTGGGAGCTTATACATTCCGAAGAGGTAAAAGACTCGGAAAAGGGCTTTAATTTGGATAATTTAGCAGGTATTAAGTCTGCTCCTAATAAGAAGTCTAAACAGGATAGAGGAATATATAAAGTAAGATATGCTTATATGCCTGTAAGAAAGTCTCCTAATAGTAGAGAGTTTTGTAAAAGAATGGAATTATATACTCAGGACAATATTGTATTTAGAAAAGAAGATATTGGACTAATGAGTTTCAGAGGAGTAAACAAGAAGCTTGGACACAAAGGTAGAAACTATTCTCTGTTTAAATACAAGGGTGGTAAAAACTGTAAGCATTACTGGGAGTTAAGAGTATATAAAAAGAAAGTATCTGATGATGCAAAGATTAGTGTTAATCAAGCAACAAAGGATGGATTTGTAGAACCTAATAATCCTTCAGAGGTATCTGTTAGACCAGCAGATATGCCGAACTCAGGAGCTTATCCAAATAGTTAAGATTATGGCAAAAGCATTATTTATAACAGTAATAGACTTAAAGAGAAAATCCATAATAGATGGGAACTTAGATGCTGACAAGGTAATTCAGTTTATTGAGGTAGCACAAGACACACACATACAAAACTATTTAGGAACAGATTTGTATAATAAACTACAAACACTAATAACAACAGGTAACGATATAAACAATCCTGCTAACGCACATTACAAATCATTATTAACAACTTATATAAAGCCAATGTTAATATGGTTTACACAAAGTAATTATCTTCCGTTTGCTATGTATCAAATAGGTAATGGAGGAGTATTTAAACATAGAAGTGAGAACTCTGATTCTGTAACACAAGAAGAGGTTGCAATGCTGATAAACAAGGTTTCAGAAACAGCAGAGTTTTATACTAGAAGGTTTATTGATTACATGACTTATAACTCGACATTATATCCAGAATATAATTCTAACTCTAATGAAGATATGTACCCTGACAAGGATGTTAATTTTCATAGCTGGGTATTGTAATTATAAGTATGTATAAACCGAAAAAGATTAATGTTGAGAAACTAAAACAATATTTAAAACGACAAGAAAAAGATGGCGAATACAATAGATTGGGGAAAAGCATACAGCGAGAGTTATTGGGGCAACGCAACAACAACCAATAGTTGGGGAGATGATTATATAGTAGAGTATTTGACTTCTGATTTAAACAGGAGAGTGCAGATATACGAGAACAACACAATGACTATACAACTATTAGAGAATATACAATGAGTTTACTACAAAAAGCATCCATAATAACCACACCTACAGCTTATGCTGAGGACTACTTATATTCTATAAAACCTGCCTATGCTTTAGGAGAAAATCTTGTAATAAACGGAGATTTCTTAACAAATACTGTTACAGGATGGAATGATTGGAGTAATCTTACAAGACCT